TCTGCTCATCGCCTCGCAAAACACCCGGAATTGTGAGCATGACCATTTCGTAGAGCGTTTCGATCAACGGTTGAACTACGTCCCGGTCGATTGTCGCGGCAACGTTCTGCAGCGTCTTCGACGCATTGCCCATCAGCATCGCAAGACCGGATGCGGTGCGGCCAGCGCCACCTACGCGCTCATTGCCCATCATGTACCGTGGAATTGCAGAAGCTTCATCGCCCATCTGCGAAAACTTCTCGAGCACGCCAAGAAGAACGTCCGCGTTCGACTGTGGCTGGAAAAAGTCGATAGGCCTGAACCCGGCCGCAGAAAGCATCGGATCGATGCTCACGTGCCAACGCTTCCACGGGAAAAGGTCGTCGGTCTCACCGGGCTGCAAGACCTCGTCATTGACAATCACTTGCGGTCCTGAAGAGATCGCAAGGTTGTTGACGAGCGCCCGAAGCGCCGCGTTCGACACCGATTGAATGTCTTCCAGCAAGTCTGGAAGCGCGTTGCCCGACATAGAGCCGGGAATCTTTTCGAAGTTGGTCAGATAATACGGCGGGCGTTGGCGCGTGGAGGGGTTGATCTGAGCTTTAATGACGAACCGGTCAATCAACCATGCCTGAATGCTGTACTCTTGCGTAGGGTCTTGCACCTGCTCTGGCGACATACCCCAGTCGAGTAGAGTTTGCCCACTGACAGACCCGTGGTACTCCGCAGTGTCGATTAGCTGAGTGCTTGTACGCGGCCACTGTTCGCGCTCTTCCATACGCGCGCGCTCAGCATCCGTTGCGTCCCACCATTCACGAAAACCGCTATCGCTGAAACGCGTAAGGATCTGGTCAATAGCCGCCGAATCGTAACCGGGAAGATTCTTCACTGCGATCAACTCGGCCCGAGTGAGGCGGATACGCTCTATGAACTCCGCCTCCATGACATTGCTCGAACCGGGCGACCAGTAGAGATCGAACGGCGAGACGCGGTACCAGAACATCTTAGGACGCTGGACCTTAGTCGCTACACCATTCACCCACCTCAAAGTTGACTGGTTGCGGACAACCGGACCTTTAATGCACGCAAAAGGGAATATCGGAAGGTCTATCAAAAACTGAGCAAACGCTTCATAGAAGTTGCCTTCCAACAGGTAATCGTCAAGACGCTCGGTAGCACGTGCTGCCTCTTTCTCGGCTTGCTTCTTTGCAGCAGTCTCGGCATTTTGCCTGAGCATCGCGACACGATCAGCGATCATCTGCGGATCGACAGGCTGCCCCGACGCTTGAATCGTAGCGACCTCGACTTTCACAAGTTCCTGTATCGCAGTCTCGATATCATCGGGGACTGTCGGTACGGGGGTGGGTTCAAGTGCCCACGGCCGCTCCGCGTTCAGGTATATGTCGCGAAGAAGTGCAGTGGCAGAGCGGCATTTGCTTGCCGTCAGGCGAGAGTAGACCGAGCTGCCGCCAAATTTTTTGATCTCCGCCTCAACTGCCGGATCGTACCGGCCTTTGTAAGTGCGCAGAGCGTTAATGAGTCGCTCGCCAATACCTTCGGTATTCCGGAAGTTCTTCATCTCAGTCATCCGTGTACGGATGTGAGACGCAAGCTGCTTCATCTCCGGCTCTGGTTCTTGATCACGCGCCTGTTGCGCCTGCGCATCAGCAGCATTCAACTGCGCAGGAGTAACGACCCGGATAAGGCCATTCCCTACAGATGTGGGGGATACGGGAAGTGCGCCCAAAAGACGGCCCTCAGTTGATCTGGTACAAGTTTGGTGGTACAGAGCACCTGCTGTCAACTGTCTACACAGGAACGCCAAAATGCCTGCCAAGAAAGCTGGCGCGCTCGTCGACGCCAAGACTTCCACGCAGGTCGAGGTTCCGGGCACAGAAGTGCCACTCGACCTTCTATCACTGCAGGGGCAGCTCGTCGCTGAGCTGGCTGCCGGCCTATCGGACGCCGCAACGATCCGTAAGCGGTACAACATCTCCGCAAAGCAGTGGGAAATGCTGCGGGAGAACCAGCTGTTCCGATCGATGCTCGCCGACGCACTTCGGAAGTGGCGCGGCGACACGAACGCGTCTCAGCGCATTACGCTCAAAGCCGAGATGGTGCTCGAAGACGCCATCCCTGCGTACGACAAAATCATCCACGACCCTGAGTCCGGCCCTGCAGCAAAAATCGAAGCTGGCAAGCTTCTGTCAGCACTTGCTGGACGCAACGCAAAAGAGGGTGTTCCGAGCGGGGCTGGAAGCGGATTCACGCTGAACATCAACATCGGCGACAAAAAGGGCGTCGTGATCGAAGGCAACTCGGTGTCGTCGAATGAGTAACGTTGTCTCCTACAATGCACCCCCGACAATCTCGCAATTCATGCTCGACGATGAGCACGAAGTTCGACTGATTCTCGGGCCGTATGGCTCTGGCAAAACAACTGGGTGCATCATGGAGCTTGCCCGTCGCATGTTGGAAGAATATCCAGATGCGAAAGGAGTTCGGCACACGCGTTTCGTAATCGTCCGTAACACCGCACAGCAGCTTCGTCAGACCATCCTCGAAGACATCCGCAAGTGGCTGCAGCCTGTGATGCAATACAAGGTCACAGACTCAACCATCGTGTTCGACTTCGTACACTCGACTCAAGGACGCATTCGCTCGGACTGGATGATGATCCCGCTCGACAAGCCAGAAGACCAGCAGCGCCTTCTGTCGCTGAACATTACTGGCGCATGGGTGTCGGAGTTCCGTGAAATCCCGATCTCCACGGTCGAAGCTCTGCTCGGACGCGTCGGCCGTTTCAGACCGCTTGGCGTCTCGAAAAACAAATGGTGCGGAATCATTGGCGAGTCTAACCCGCCAGACGAAGACAGCGATTGGTTCAAAAAGCTCGAGATCGAGAAACCGCGCAACTGGGCACTCTACAAACAACCCGGTGGCATGGACCCCAACGCGGAGAACCGTGAAAACCTCCGCGAGAACTACTACGAAAGCCTAATCGAAGCAAACAGTGCCGATTGGGTCGACGTTCACGTTCACGCAAAGTACGGGAAGTCACTCTCAGGACAAGCTGTATGGCGCGCAAGTTTCCGCCAAGATTTCCATGTGACCTACAACGACGTCAAGCCTATACCGGGACGTCCGTTGATGATTGGTCAAGACTTCGGCCGCACGCCAGCGTCACTGATCGCGCAGATCGACGCGCGTGGGCGTCTTGTAGTCTTCAGGGAGATCACGACAAAAGACTCCGGCATCGAGCAGTTTGCGGTCAGCGACATCAAACCGACACTATTCGCGCACTTTCCGGGATTCTCGAACTTCATGATCGGAGACCCATCCGGAGCGTTCAAAAGTCAAATCTCGGAAGAAAGCGCGTTTGACGTTTTGAAGCGTCTTGGGTTCAAGATTTACCCTGCTCCGACCAACGACATTGATCCACGCCTTCGTGCGGTCGAGCAGCTCTTTCTTCGCCAGATCGACGGTGGGCCAGCAATTCTGATTTGTGGGCATGGATGTCCGCAACTTGTTCAAGCGCTCAAATTCAACTATCGCTACAAGCGCAAGAAAGATGGAAACCTCGAAGAAGGCCCGGAAAAGACCCACCCATGGTCAGATCTTGCCGATTGCCTGCAGTACCTTGCGCTTGGAATGACGAACAACTACATCGGCAAGAAACTCGAGCGCGCCACGGTGCAGAGGCGGCCGAAACCATCAGTAGTCGGATGGACCTAACGATAGTACTCTTCTATCCACGGGCATTTGCGCTTTGCAGACGGCGACCACGGGTCTGTATGCCCATTAAAAAATACGATACGCGCGTGTTTCGGTAGCATGTAATCGTACTGTCTCAAATCGCACCGATATGACAAAACGCCGTCAGCGCTCGTCCAGCGCGGTTCTCCGGGAAGGATATAACTGAGCCAAGCCTGATCAGATCCGTGATATCCAGCCCGCTGCGCAAGACGTGGCGACTCGATGGGATCGAACTCAGTCCAGACTTTCGTGCGCGTACCTGAACGAAGAAGCCACATCGAGCCGTTGTACGGGGTAGTTCGAGAAGCATCGCCCCAGAACACTACATCTTCTGGACGATCCCACAACGGCGCACAATCGCCTGTAATGACCGTATCCAAATCAAGTGACAAAAACCGATCGTTCCCGATGATCTCTACAGCTTCAAGCGAAAACAGCTTGAGCCGACGATAGCAGCTCGGATTGTAAATGCCATGCGGACTGTCTATATGCGCTAAGTCTTTCCAAAGCGGAATTACGCGCACAGCACTGTCCAAATCTTTCCAATTATCAGTAATGCAAACGAACTCATGCTCGCCCGCGTAGTTGCGCGCAACCATGCGCTGTAGCGTATTTACATGGTCTGCACTGAATTGACTGCGGTATTGATGCCGTGGAGTCCATTTCCAGCAGATCACGCTAAGCTTCGCCACTAACTTCTTCCTTTATCTTGGGAAAGAAAATCTCTTCGTACTCAACGCGAATCGGATTTACCGAACGCATGTCGCCAAGTGCGCGCTTGCGGTCGAACGCGGCACGGTACTTCTTTTGCCACTCGTCACGGTCCAAGTCCCGTGTATCCGCATCCTCGATGACCGGCTCACCGTCACGTTTCCGCCGTCCGTATCCGATAAGCACGACATCGTTCATATGCTCGACAGGCGCAACGATATTCAACTGACGACGAAACTCGCCATCGCCACCATAACCACCGCCATACCCGCCTGTAAGGTCGAGGTCGTATCCGTTTACCTGCCAGTATGCCGCGTGTTTCACGAGAAACGTATTCGGATGCACCTTGCGCTCGGTGTAATCTGGAGCAAACACACGCTCGAATGTGTAATGCCGTCCGGGGTCCAGCTTTTTCTCCAGCATCGTCAGCGCCATCTCAGGTGTCATGACGATGTCGATGTCGCTCATGAACAGCCACGGATTGTCGCCCTTTTGCCCCGCCTCGAACGCGCCAATGTTGCGACACTGATGCATGTTCCACGGCAGCCGTTTTTTAACGCGAAAAAGCTGCTTCCGAAGTTTGCAGTCTTTGAGAATGTCGAACGCAGGAGCCTTAGAGCTGCAGTCGTCAACGACGATAAGCTTGATCGCAGCGCGCAGCCGCCCCGCACACCGGTTCCAATTCTCGACCTGCAAGGCGAGCATGGTCGGGTTCTCGTAGTACGGATAGATCATGCACACCTGTGGCAGCGGTGTAAGCTCGATCTCGGTCATTTGGACGCCTCAGTGACGAACTGCTGGAATGTCAGGATGGGGAATGACTTGATCGCCGTGCGAGACGAGACGTTGAACACTTTCGTTCCCACCTGCTCGAACTGCCGCGCAACAGAGTCGAACTGCGCCGCCCATTCTGCATACTTTCCCGGTTTCGTAGCACCGTCCGCCCGTGCCCACGGATAGGGGTCGTGCCAATACGGCTCCCCTTTAGGGCCTTTGCACATGTCGAAGCCAAACAGGAAAATCTTGTTGGGCCTGCGCTGGTACGCGTAGCTGAGCGCACACATGCCGCTGTTCGTACCGTTGAAAGTGACCCCTGTATCGACCATCTTGACCGACTTGTGGTTGCACTCGAACTGCAGGCGGCGAGGATGGTACGGCAGGTTCTTGTCGGCCCCACGGCGAACCCACAGGTCTGCACCCGGATGCTTGAGAAAAAAGTCCCGCGCACGATGCTCGGCCCAGAGCCTGTCCATCGTAATGCCGACATTGACTTGGCACAGGACGGCCGACTCGTTCACGCCCACCACCCAGCCGTATTCGCGAAAGTCGACACCGGCGAACTCCTTGAAGCTCCAACCGCCGCCGATCACGATCACCCTCATGGAGCCTCACCCGCAACAACAAGACGCCCGCGTTTCTCGAGGACGCGCCACCTCCACTCTGAAAAAGTATGCTCCAGTTTCTCGAGCCACCACATGGGCGGCTTTACCGTGATGTGCGTATTGCGCCCATCCGGAAGCGAGGACTTGCTCAAGTTGCAGTCGATGTTGAAAAACGCCCCGTAAAGCGCCCGATCGCGGATGACGCGCAGAGTCTCGTCGACAAACTGTTCCTCGACATGCTCCATCACGTCGGTGCAAACGACGTAGTCGACCTGCGCATTGAGCAACTCGTCCTTCCCGCGCACGCCGGGGTCGTACTCGAAGATCGTAATCCCCGGCACCACCTCTTCCATTTTCGTCTTGAACGTGCCACGCCCGCAGCCGAAGTCGAGTATCGTCTTGATCTCGCAGTTCTTGCTGGCGCACAACCTCGACAGCTCATCGAGCACGTACGGTACCCAAGAGTGCCCAGTGCCGCCCCACGGCCGCTTGTCATGTTTCTCCGTGAGGAGTTTCTTGTAACCGATCGAGATCAACCTCGAGTCCATCTGAGCCTCACGTGTTTTTTGCCGCGCTCGAGCAAGACGGGTTTGCCAAGCAGTCCGCACAACTGCTCGAGCCACAGTGGTTTCGTCGCCCGCACGTCGAAGATGAATACCGTGCCCGGATGACTCATCTCCGTCAAGATGTCGAAGTAGGTGGTTGGGGGGATGTGAAAGCAGTAAGCCGCAAAGCTCACGATCAAGTCGTACTGCACGGCTGGATAGGGGCGCGGATAGTACACATGCGCATTCTGCACCCCGTTTGCCGCCAAGAAGTCGAGTGTGACGCTTGCGTTGTTGAACGTCGAGGCGTGCGACCTTACGACTGGTGGGTCTTCCAACCCATCAAGAATGTGCACGCTAGGAGTACTGTAAAGGCGACTAAGGAGTATATCGACACCACCAAGACCGCCGCCAATATCAAGCATAGCCTGACAATGAGCCGGAAGATGTGGTCGAACATTCTCGACAATCCCCCCAATAGACTCCGCATATGCACGCTCCCACGCTTTACGGTCGTGCCTGTGATCCGAGATCTCGCCCCTCTGGATGGAAAGATACTCGAAGTGCTCGTCGTTGATGACGAAACTCATTTCTCGCCTTGATACAGATGGGATTTAGGGGTCGCATACGCCCGCCAGAACATGCCGATATGCCCGAGGTCGATCGCATGCTTGCCACGGTGCCCGAGCCGCCACGCAAGGCAGGTGGCCGTAGGCCCCGCACACAGGAGTACCCGCTCGAACGGGGAACTCATGCAGTCTTTCTCGAGGTCGTCGATGACCCGATACGCATCACGGCGCGGGCACGGCACCCAGTTTACCGCATAGGCACCGGTCTGGTAGAGGAACTCCTTCGTCAGGGACCGCTCGCCACAGGCCACAAGGGTGACACTCTGCCCTTTCCACAACCCCTCGATCTTGTCGAAGAACTCCTTCGTGTTGATCCACGGAGCCGAGTCCGGCCGAGAGATGAACGCGGAATAGTAGGTCTTCTTGGGGTTCAACTGCCGAGGGTAGACGTTGGAATACCTCGCCCACTTGTTGTATTTTGGCCCCCTCGGGTCCATAGTCGGGATGGCCGTGAGGACCTTTTTGCTGTGCTGCACGAGGATGCTCGCCAGCTCCACCGTGAGCCGGGGGTCACGTTCTTGAGAGACGCACTCGCCCCCTTTGGCAATCTTGAACTCCCCGTCGCCATACCTCGCGATGGATTTCCCACCGATCACCAAGTCCAACGTGTCGTGTTCATCGACCACAGGGGGGTAGATCACTGCTTTACCTCGAACGGTAATGTGGTATTCTTGCTGCGGTTGTGATCTCCTCCATGCTGACGTGACTCGGCCCCGAGACCCCTCGGGGCCTTTTTCTTTTCGGCCATCACGCAATCTCCCAGTCATCGGCCAGCAAGTCCTCATGTCGCACCGCCCACGGAGCCGGGGAGCCGCCCACAGGCACCTCGACGATCATCGCACTGAAGTCAGACGACTCGGCGATCAACATCAAAAACCGCGAGTTGCCCCATACCTTGCGCCGAACGCGTTTGTCGGCACGGAGCATGTTCAGCGCCTTTGCAAACTCCATTTTCATCGCGGTTTCTCCGTACACAGGTTCAGATAATGGTCTATGGCACGGCGCAGATGTTCGGAGACCGAGATCCCCGTCTTGCGCGCAAGCGCAACCAGCATCTGCCGCTGTGGTTTTGGAAGGATGACGTGCGTACGCACGCCGTTGATCGACGGTCGCATGATTACTCCAAGATTTTAGTGGCAAGGATCGAGATCAACCCCCCGAACACGACAACCCCGAATACCAACGCCCACAGATAGTATTTGGTGACTGCCTGCAGGCGTTTTTGCAGGAACTCGAGTTTTTTCTTTTGGTACAGCGTCGTGTTGCGCAAACAGTCCAGCTCGATCAGCACGCGGCAGTGGATGTCGAGATTGTACGCGATGGCTTGATCTTCGAGCTCCTCCAGCGTGGCTTCGTTGAGATACCAAAGCGCGGAACGCCTCGAATCTCCGTTGTACGCGACCATCTTTTTACGGTCTTCCTTGAGACTCAGAAGAAGCTGGCGTGCGTACTCGGAGGCGTCGTCAGAGAAGAGGTCGAGTTGCATGTGCGTATTGTGTGTTATCGGCAGGGGGGATGTCAATAGTGTGTGTTTCGTGTGGTGTGGGTTTTGGGGTGGGGTTTTTGGGGGTGTGGGTGCGAGGGGTTTTGGTGGCGGGGTTTTGAGGGTGGGGGGTACGAGGGGTTTTAGGGTTTCGTGTGTCAATCGTGTGTGTTGTAATTTTTGGGGGATGTGGGGGTGGAAGAGGTAAGCGCCCCCGTCACCCCCCCACCCCCGTGGTCCGGTACCCCCGCACCCCTCGACCGCTTAACTCCCACACACTGTGTGGAATCGTTTCCTCACGTGCGTCTATTAGAGCCCTGCATGGTGCGGGGCTCATAACAGGAGCTGAACATCATGACAAAGAGCAAAACTGTCGAAGTCGAAACCGCGGTGATCGACAACGCGGGCCGAAACAAGATCGCGGCCGCAGTCGTCGACAGCATCAAGGGCATCGGCGATTCGGGTTCGTTTCTCACACACGTGTGTGGGATTGCGCAGTCCGTCGCGAAGGGTAAGCCGATCGGCCAGAAGGGCATCGCCGGCATCATGTCGCTGGTCGAGAAGTCGAATACGCTGAAGGCGCTGGCGCCCGCGACTCGCGACAACGTGCTGCGCAATTGGTCGCTCGTGCTGGACACGTACACGGCGATTCCGGTCATGCGTGAGATCATCAAGGATGGTGCAGGCGTCTGCACGCATCATCATCTGATGACCGCGGCGCGCGCCGTGCGCAAGGGCGAGAAGCCCGAAGCCGCGGCAAAGGCGATGGTCCAGTACATTCGCGGCAAGAAAACGAACGATGCTGCGAAAGCCGACTATGCGGCGAACGCGGCGCGCGCGCTGAAGGCGTGGTTCAAGCATGCGCGTGGCGAGAAGAAAGCCGCAATTCTGGCGGCCGCTGAATCTCTCGGGCTGAAGATCGCCTAATCCCACACACTGTGTGGAACAAGCCCCCGATCCGCAAGGGTCGGGGGCTTTTTTCAGGTCATCGTGAGCCAAAACCGCCGAAATTTTTGCCATGCGAAACTTTGAAAGTAAGACCCCAACTAAATCGAGTTTTGGCGCAGGAAACTTTGAAAGATTGAGTTTTTGCGCGAAAAAGCGTGATAACGGCGCATACGTGAGGGTGCAAGGGTGCAGGGATGGGGCGGTCATTGCCAGCGGGGTTGTAAACGGACACACCGATTGGCAATGAGGGAAGGCTTTATTACTAGTACTTTATAGATATACTACATCATATCATCATTACCAACCATATGCTCCCCCTACGCGATTTTCGCAAAAAGACCCTTCGGGGTCTAAAATCCCCCAACCCTTGTATGGGGCTCTACCTTTGGCAATGATGATATGATGCAGTAAGACTCGGAAACACTATGCCCGCTAGCGTGGATCATTACCAATCTAGGTTCCACATTTTTCCAACTTTGGCAATGATCCCCACACACTGTGTGGACTGCCCAATCCGTCACACACTGTGTGCCGAAAACTCGGAGACAGCCATGACACACTCTCGCCTGCCGAATGTTGCCTACGGCGCTGCCCATTGCGTCGCTCCGCGCCTGCGCCTGACGCTGCGCCAGACCGCGGCCATCTACCAAGCCCTCCGTGCCTACCGTCAGGCCGTGCGCAACCAGAACTCGTTGGAACACCGCCGCGTGGCGCGCGCCCTGACGCGCATCCTCCGGCGCCTGAAGCAGACCGCACCCCTCGCCCCCTGCCACCCCCCACCCCGGCACCAGCGGTTCTACCTCGACCTCGAAAACCCGGACACGGACTGGCCCCTATTGTCGCGTGCGCTGCGCCCGCTCGGCAGCAATGGGTTCCTACCCGGATCGCGCGAAGCCCGCTGGTATGCCGTATACGGGGCTTTGACGCGACGTGGCTGCCGCCGTCTGGCCACCGATGCCAGCATTGCCCGTGCCGAGGCGCGCACCCGTGCCGCCCGACGGCGCAGTCGGCAAGACGACTGGCTGCGCGAGTAGCTCGCGTTATCACGCGCCCGCGCCGACCGCGCCCGCGCCGACCGCGCCCGCGCCGACCGTCTCCACACACCTGTGTGGGGTTCCACACACTGTGTGGCTTTTTCTCCCCCTGCCGTCACCCGCATGCGTTTGGCTCCGCGCATGACCACGGGTGGCGGCAGGGGTTCCTGCAATACGGAGCGATACACCTACTTTACCGAGGAGATCATCATGACGGATCAGCACTACAACCCGTACGCCCCGGTGCGTGCCGAGCATCGACACATCATGCACGGAGTCGATGGGAGGATGTACGCGGCGATCGCCGGGCAGACACCGAAAACCTTCAAGACTCAAGTGTGGAAAGCCACGCGCTATTTCGACAAGAACAGGACGCGCCACCGCATCACCATCACCTTGCGATGGGACGACGAGTGCAAGAACGGTCACAACACGTTCAGCGCATATGCCGACATCATCAAGTTCAAGGCGGGCAAGTGGCTCGACGATCAGTTTGGGCAATGCGTTGCAGAAATGCGCGAGCACTTTCCTGAGTTGGCGCATCTTTTGAAGTGGCACATGTGCAGTGATGATGGGCCGCTGCACTACATTGCCAACACCCTGTATCACGTAGACGGGCACGGCCCGACTCATGCGTGGATCTACTACACGGGGCCGAGCGACCCGTTGGGCATCGGGGGGGATTCCGAACGCCTGTTGACTTACGTCAACGCCGACAAGGCGCGCGAGGCTGAGGGCAAGCCCGGTTACCGCGTCGAGTGGGACGGGAAGACGGCAAAGGTTCGCAACCTTGACGCTGCGCGCCGCGCGGCTGTGTGGCCCGATGCAACGGACGAGCAGTTGATGAGTGAGCCTGCCGTGTTGAAAGCTATGCTCGAAGCACGGCTTCCCGACTTGTTGCATCGCCTGCGTGCAGACATCGAGGCGGCCGGGTTTCTTTGGGAACCCGACACGCGCAATGTGTAGACGACTGTCGTTTGATCAGAGGAGAACTGAGATGAAAACCCCGAGTGATATTCTGGAAGCACGGCGAGTGGCCCGCATCGTGACCAAACACCTGCTGACACAAAACCGCCAAGCCCTGCGTATCGACGGCTCCGCACAGCGATGTGCCTACCGTGGCACGGACGGGACTAAATGTGCAATTGGATGCCTGATCCCCGACACTGCATACAGGCAGGGTCTTGAGGGGCACTCCCTCCATTACGCCAGTCTGAAACAGGCATTGATTGCGGGAGGTGTTGACATGAGTCCGCTGGTGCACGAGACCTTGGCTATCTTGCAGCGGATCCATGACCTCACCCAGCCAAGGTACTGGCCCGAGCTACTGGCAGAGTTGAAGGCGGCTCTGTACGTAAGTCCTAAGAGGGGGGGTGTGCCGCTTCGCAAAGTCTACTACAGCGAAACGTTCAAGCGTGCAATCTACGAATCACGGTGCTAACCCCATGACCTACTACCTGATCGCGGCACTGATGCTTGCGCCCATCTGTGCTGTCGTTATCACGCTGGCGCTGCTGTTCGTTCAAACCCTCAACGCTATCGTGCGTTTCCCACAGGAGTTCTGACATGCCTACCATCACCCTCGACCCCGACACCCTCACGTGGCTGCGCAAGCACATGTCGCTGCTGCACACCGAGTGGCTGCTCGAAAAACGGAGGATCGCCAAGTCCGAGTCGTACGTCGACTCTGCCTATGCGGCGGTGCTGGAGACCGACATCATCGAGGCAAGCAACGTGCTCGATGCACTCAAACCGGTGAGTTCCACACACCTGTGTGGACCTGACCCCGCCGCAGACAGCACCGCCGAGACTGTCTCCATGTACGTGAACGACACGCTGGAGTGCGGCACGTGCGAGGCGACTGTGCCTATCGACGACAGCTTTGCATGCGAAGGCTGGACGTTCGAGCCGAGTGGCGAGTGGCTGTGTCCGCGCTGCGCGATGAACGCCGAGGTGAGCGCGTACGACAAGCAGCTGTTGGCCGACTTGCAGGAAGAGTTGAACATGAAGGAGTGCAAGTGATGACTTACCGACAGGCATTGATCGAGGCGGCCAGCATGTACGAGCCGCCCAAACCCCTCGACTACATGGAGGTGCGAAACCGGCAGTGGTACAGCGAATGGCTTATCAGGCGTGCGCGGTACCAAGCACAGCTTGCAGCAAAGGAGAAACGAGATGACGAACGACGCAAGTGAAAACCTGACCCCCCGTGCCATCGAGGCACTGAATCACATGATGAGATTCGGTGTCATCGACAACGTGTACCTGAAAGTCATGCCCTTCGACGAGTTCGCTGCGATACAGGTCATGCTTGGCAAACATGTCCACAATCCGTACCGCACTTTAGACGGCCGGAGCCGCGCGCTAAGAGGCGCGCTGCCCACAGGCATGGCGACACTGCGGGTATGGGATGCGTTGGAGATCAAACCGACCTACGCATACTTCAGGACGAACTACTGCTATGGGAATCCGTTTCGGACTTTCATGGCCGAGTTCGTGGGACCGGACGGGTATGACTGGTATTACAGAAGCGGTACTGCAAAGAGGAGAAGGAGGCAGCCCAGTGGAGTTACAAATCGACTTGAGCGTGCCTAAATCTTGGAAGGTGATCGACACGAATCCAAGTTACACAACTGTGTGCGTTCCGGCAGATAAGCTGTGCGCGTACAAAAAGATGTCGGCAAAATTCAAACGGCGAACTTCGAGCGGTATGGACTACGGCGTTTTTCTGGTGCGGAACATTCTTCACGAGGCGCATCAACTTCGGACAAAAAATACCAACGTCTTTTACCGATTGTATCTACTCATGCCAGAGGAGGAAGACAGCAAAGACGACATCGAAACGGCGCTCGCTGAGCTGATCATGAATGCACCCAACGCGCCCTACAAACTTTTTGTAGCGCAACCCTAACAACAGGAGATCACAAATGCACCCGTACCACCATGCCCTCACTTCCGTGAAAGTGTGGGGCGGCAAGGTCGAGGACTATGTGGCGATACACGACTGGTTCGACGCCACGAAAGAGCAGTTCGCTGATGCACGGCACCGTGCGCTACGTCATCACTCGCAGGGCATCTTCGAGTGTGAGCGTGTGTTCGGGTCCGTTATCACGAACAGCGATGGCAGAGTCGTGCCTGTTCGCTACATCGGCGAGCAACACGTCAAAGAGGACTGCGGCGGTCGCATCCCGACCGTGGCGGATTGGTTTCGCAACATCAAAATGGAAGGATGGATGAACCGTGGATACAAAATCGAAGGCTGAGATCCCTCTCGCTGCCGAGAGCATTGCACACCCGTTCTACAACTGCGCGCACAGAGACTTCATTCTTGCGCTGCTTGGGACTCTCGGAATCAAAGAAGTTCAGATCCAGTTTGATGGCTCCGGAGACTCCGGCACGATCAGTGAGCCTGCACTGCCACGCGGCGACGACATCTTTATCGACGTGCCGTGCAAGTACTCGAAATGGGAGAATGGCAGGTTTTGTGAAACTGTGACCATTGAGCCGAGAACGCTGAGCCAAGCGTTGAAACAGGTGTGCGAAGAGGCACTCGAAAATTGCAATGTCGATTGGTACAACAACGACGGCGGCTTTGGCTACATGTCCATCGACCTGACTACCAATCCGCCAGACATCTATTTGGAGGTGAATCAACGGATTGTAGACACTGTACATCACGAGTTTCGGTACGGCAACGAATCCTTACAAGAGGAAGGAGGTTAATTTTCCACACAGTGTATGGACTTTTTGACTTTTCGACACACGTTTGGTATTATCTAACCATTGGAGAATCACATGGATCTTCGTCAAGCTGCTGACATCATTGTTGCCACTGCCAAGCTGCAATTCTCGACCGGCGAGCGTTTCTCGATCGAGTTGCAGTCCGGCCCCGGCATCGGCAAGTCGTCTATCGTGCGTCAGGTGCGCGCGCGTTTGGAGAAGGAGCTCGGTGAGCCCGTCGGTCTCACTGAGTTTTTCCTTTCCACGTGCGAGGCACCCGACGTTGCGGGTTTCCGCATGCCCGACCACGAGGACGGCGTTGCGATCACCAGAACCACCCGAGCCCCGTGGGCTCCCGGCAAGGGCTCGCCGAAATACAACATCATCTTTCTGGATGAGTTTCGGCAGGCTCCGCCCGATGTGCAGAAGCCCGCTGCCGAGCTGCTGCTCAACGGGCGCGTGGGCGAGACGCAGCTGAACATCACGGACATTGTCATTGCTGCGAGCAATCGCGAGAGTGACCGGTCCGGTGTGCAGCGTGAGTTGGCGTTCATTTCCAACCGCGTAATGAAGTTGTCCATCGACCCGTCGCTCGATGCGTTTGTCGAGTGGGCGGAGCGAAACAACATCAACCCGTTTGCCATCGCGTTTGCCAAGTTCAAGCCGGGCACGGTGTTTCAGGACAAGGTGCCCGACAAGCCGGGGCAGTTCTGCACGCCACGCTCGTTGGTCAAGGCGAGTTACTTCATTGGCAAGTTGCCGATGGAGTTGTTCACGGCGGTGGCACAGGGCTACATCGGCGAAGGTGCGGGTGCCGAGTTCGTGGCGTTCCTGCGCGTGGCGGAGCAGCTGCCCACGTTCGAGGAGATCGTCAAGGACCCCAAGAACGCACCGGTGCCTGACCGTCCGGATGCGACCTACGCGGCCATGCAAATGGTCGTGCATCGTGCCGATGCCAAGACGGTGGACGCCGTGTTCACCTACCTTGGTCGCATGGGCAAGGAGTATCAGGTGGCAGGGCTGCGGTCGATGCTGACTCGTCTCCCGGCACTTGCGTCGTCCGATGGCTTCCGGGCATGGGCACGCGACAACAAGGACCTGATCCTTGCCGCTGCACAAGCAAGCCGTTCGTAATCACGTTCACCATAGGAGTACACAACATGGACCAGACTGATCTGAACGCACTTCTCGACGACATTCTCAACGACAAACCGGTCGTTATCACGCCTGAGCCTGAGAAGCCCAGCAACGACGCGGCAACCCCCATCGAGCAGCCCGAGGTTTCCACACAGTGTGTGGCAGAGCCTGTGGCCGAGCCCGAGACCCCGAGCGATGGCAGTTCGGTGTTCCAGAACATCTTTACGGACACCGCTTCGGAGTCTGTGACAATTCCCATGCCTGTGTTCAATGTCGACGAGATGGCCGACGTGACCGACATTCGACGGTTCGGCCAGCTTGTCACGCTCAACACGCAGCGTTGGCACGCAAGGGTCAAGGACCGCAAAGCTTCGACCGATGTGGCTGTGGCAAACAATGCGTCAGCCGATGCGTTCGACACCCACAAGAACCTGTTGGCGGGCGCTGCCAAGCTGAAGGCGGTTCACAAGGCGCTCGATGAGGCTCGTGACAAGCACTACGAAATGACTTTGCCGTGGTCGACGACGGGCCTCAGTGACTCTGGACGGCGTTCTGGCGCACGCATCCTGCCAAACACGTTGTTCTTCGAGTACACCGAGGCGATGGCGAAGGCGAAGGTGCGCATGATGGAAGCGCTCAAAGACTTCGAGAGCGACTACCCCAGCTTGATTGAGCAGGCGCGTGTCAAACTCGGCAAGCGGTTCGACCCGCGGGAGTATCCGCCTGTCGAGCGCATCAGCGACTACTTCAACATCAACTTCGACTTTCAGCCGATCCCGGCAGGCTCGGATTTCAAGGGCTTGCCACAGCAGCAGCTGGACGCGCTTGCACGGCACCTGCAGAACAACATGAGGGTGATGGTGGAGAACGCCATGCAAGATGTCTGGGCGCAGCTGTACGAAGCGATCTCGCACATGGTGGACCGGCTTTCCGATCCGGAACGCACGTTTCATCACACGCTGATCGACAACGTCCGGGAGAAGGCACGGCTGGCCAAGCACCTCAATGTGCTCAATGACCAGCGTGTCGAGAAGGTGCGCGCATACGCGGAGCGTTACCTTTGCCAGCACGATGCGGAAACGCTTCGCAAGAAGCTGACTATCCGTGCCGAGGTGGCAGCCCACGCTAAGACCGCGCTTGACATGATGAACAAGGAGGCAAAGGTATGAAACAGCAAGTCACTGCCGCTACGCGGCTTACGGAGCTCAAAACGGCGTTGCTCATGTACACGCCGTTTTTCGGTTCGATCATGTACGACATGATGACCTTGCAACCCCTGCCAGACGGCAACGACAAGGGCATCGACACGGCGGGCACGGACGGCAAGAACCTCTACATCAACGAGAAATTCATCACTTCGATCTCGTTGATGGAGGGCTTGTTCGTTCTGTGCCATGAGATCGCGCACGCCATGTGGATGCACATGGACAGAGCCAAGACCTACGAAGACCTCGGTTTCGAAGGTCAGAAGTTCTCGCCCATGCTCTACAACATCGCAGCCGACTACGTGATTAACGACATGCTCGTTGTCACGAAAGTCGGCGCGATGCCGAAGTGCGCGCTGCACAGCCCAGAGTTCTCGCACGAGATGTCTGCGGAGGAGGTGTACAGAGCGTTGCTGAAAAAATTCCCGCCCAAGCCACAGAAATCCACACAGGTGTGTGGAGATGACAAACCCGCAGATGGAGGAAACAGCGGAGGAGGCAGCGGCGAGGAGCGCGACGACAGTGTACCGCCCGAGCTTGCCGACAAGCAGTTCGACAAGCATATCCCAACACCCGCCAAGTCCAGCGAGGGTGAGTGGAAACGTGCGGTCGAGTCTGCACGCTCGTCTGCAAAGGCGGCAGGTATGCTCCCTGCCGCACTTGAGCGGTTTGCCGACAAGTTCCTCAACCCTCAAGTCCCGTGGAACGAGAAACTTCGGTTCTTCGTTTCACGCGCGATTGCCAACGATACCAAGTCGTGGGACACGCCACATCGCAGACGGCTTGTTACGCAGAGGCTGTTCTATCCTCGTAACCGAGGATTCTCTGCGGGTGAAGTTGTCGTTGCAGTCGATACGTCAGGCTCCATCACCGACAAAATTCTCACGGTGTTTTTCTCAGAGCTGGCGGAAATCATCGACACTTGCCGTCCCGAGGCAACATGGGTGCTCGGCATCGACGCTGCTGTGAACAGCGTTGAGCGGTTCGAGCCCGGACATGACATTCGTACCAATCCGCCCAAAGTGAAGGGCGGCGGTGGCACGAGTTTCATTCCGGCATTCGACTGGTGCGACCAAGAGGGCATTGTGCCGACTACGCTGATCTATCTCACTGATCTGTACGGCACGTACCCAGATGAAGCGCCTGCGTACCCAGTAATCTGGTGTTGCATTTCGGGCGAGACGGCGCGCTGGGGCGAGACCATTCATATCAACGAAAAAGGAGCATGAACATGCCGAAGCAACTTTTCAGTGATGCAGCGCTAGAAAGTCTGACTAGCGCAGTTACTAGGTACTTGGAACAGCGTTTGCCGCAAGCTGTGCCAGCACCTTACACACCGGAGGAAATCAACAAAATGCTGTTCTCGGACTGGTTCAGAAACGTAGTGTTGGATCATGCTGCGCCACTTACATGGCAGCAGAAAAACGACAAACTGGCGACAGGCTATCGTTCTAGTAACACAGTGCGAGTGTTGCTCGGCGAAAACGGTAAGCTCATCACGCTTCGATCTCGTACAAAGATACCAACACAGTACTGGGCAAAAACAGATGATTTCGTGCTTGACGATCCAGTCGCGATTGAGAAGCTGACTGAGTGGTATGTACGAGCTTCGAAATGTGCAACGGAGATCGACACGACTGCGGGAAAAGCGGCGGTGATTGTGGGGATGATTACTAGCCCCAATAACAAGACCCTCAAAGCTGACACTATGCTTGGAGATTTTCTACCACACATATGGCCAGAAGTTGGCTTCATCGTCCAAAATGCACTGCCGCAAACAACGCTTAGACGTGGCGACATGCCGATCATCAAAGCTGCAAAAGAGCAGATGCAGAGCTTTGACCAGTCGGCCATTGCGTATGTAGAAGAGGTCATTGCGCGCGCTGCACTCGTGGCATCACCTGCCATGCCGCCTGTTTGGGTTGACTACGGGATCGCTTAATCGAAGTACAAAGGAGTACAAACATGTCTCATATAGCTAACATGATCAGAGAACACGGCAACGGGTTTATCAATAACTACCCTGATCCGCCGATCACTCCGCTGACAATTCTGGAAAGCGTGATGGAGCAACGCAAGTATCCAGAGTACTTGCGACAAACTTTGCTCAATACCAATCAGTACAGGCAGGTGATTCGCACTACAACGTCGTGCTATATCATTATCGATCATGAGATCAATCAACGCATAAGCTGTATGTATGCGTCCAGTTCGGTGTTTATGGGCGCAGTCGAGCATTTCCCATTGCTCGGCTCAACAACAGAAGAACTGCGGCTTCAAAATTTGCTGCATTTTAATGCCGAAGCAATCAGCAAATTCATCGATTGGTACCGGCCTTTGATAGAAGTAGGGCAATGGATTTCAAAAGCCTCAACCATTCTAAGGCTTGCAAGCGAACATAAAAAGATAGATCGGAAGTCTCTTATTCCTACCCCTCTTTCTGCCGTAGCGTACTACTGGCGTGATTTGCGGCATTTCATAGATGTCAGGCCTATGAAACCCTCTCCCAAAACGCGTGAGATTTTTAAAGCGAGAGTGGGAGTCGAGATCGAAGATTGTTTTAGCCGCGAGTTTTTGGCGAACTCGGAAAGGATTTTGCCCATGCTCATGATGTACCAACGTGCAGGTTCATTTATCACACGACGTGATGCCATGACCGAGTACGAGCTGCACATGCCGTCGTAATTTTCCACACAAGTGTGTGACTTTACTTTCCACACAAGTGTGTGACCCCCTGACCGTGTGGTCAGGGGGTTTCTTTTTGTCTGCGCGAGCAGGTTGACTTACGGGATTTCGTGGGTATGATTGACCCGTTATCACAAACCGGAGTTAGTCATGCCCAACAATATCGGTCGGCCAGTCAGCAACAAGAACAAGGTTCCTGCTAAGGTTTGGCGGCAGTGGTCTAATCAAGCACGACGAGTGTTCAATCGTGTCTACGATGAGATGCGCCCGAGCCGTCAGAACTTGTTTCAGCATCCGCGCGCCGTTCCTCTGCCGGTCAAGTACTGGAACACTACGCGCTGGAACGCGGCATTCATTGCAGCGGTAGCGGTAGATAAAACGGGGCGCTAGCATGAGTAACGCTAAGATCCCGCGAGAGTATAAAACTCTCGCTAGAGTTGCCGCCGAGCAGAACTGGTCTGTCTCGGCGACAAACGGCGGGCACCTCAGATGGCGAGCGCCCAATGGCGCAATCGTATTCTCGTCGAGCAGTCCGAGCGACGTGCGCGCAGTTCGTAACCTTCGAAGTATGCTTGTGCGCAATGGGTTGAAGCTGGAGCGCTGATGCAGTCGATTGTCTTAGACTTCGAGACGTACTATGACTCGGAGTACAGCCTGTCCAAGATGTCCACCGAGGACTACGTAAACGATCCTCGATTCGACATCATCATGGTCGGCGCAAAAGTCGGCCAAGCCCCAGCCGTATGGCGTACTGGCACTGTCTCAGAGCTTGCCAAGTGGTTCGATGAGATTGGGCTGTGGGATGCTTGCGTCATCGCCCACAACATGATGTTCGACGGGCTGGTGCTTCAGAAGGTCTTCGGCAGGCTCCCTGCCAAAATGCTATGCACGCGATTCATGGCGAACGTGCACCTCAAACCCTACATCCCGTCAGTCTCACTTGCCTCATGTCTTGAGCACACCGGGCTCGGCGAGAAAGGGACTACCGTCAAGAACATGAAGGGGCGCACTCGCGACTCGCTTTCACGGCAGGAGTGGAAAGAGTATGGCGCGTACTGCATAAACGACTGCGAGAGCGAGTACCTGCTGTTCAAGCACATGCTGCCGACGATCCCGGTAGACGAGCTGCATATCATCGACCTGACTCTGCGCATGTATCTGGAGCCTCGACTTCTGGTCGATGCCAATGTGATGAGCGAAGAGCTTGGCGCGGTGATCGCTAAGAGAGAGATGCAGCTTTCGGCGCTTCCCGCTTCGGTCACGGCGGCTGACTTGGCGTCGAACGTCAAGTTTGCAAAGTTGCTTGACAGTTTTGGCGTTGAAGTCCCAACGAAGATATCACCGAGCACTAACAAGCCTACGCCTGCGCTGGCGAAGACGGATGCTGGATGGAAGGAGCTCGAAGAGCAGTATTCCGACGATCCGGTCATTGGGGCACTGATCGCGGCACGGCTCGGCGTCAAGTCCACACTCGAAGTAACGCGTTATCAGCGGCTGCTGGACATCGGCTTGAAGTATCGGTGGTTCCGCGTGCCGCTGATGTATTACAGCGCGCACACCGGGCGTTACGGCGGCACAGAGAACATCAACGCACAGAACTTCCCGCGCATCGACAAGAGCAAGATGCGTTTCGGGATCAAAGCCCCGAAGAAGCATGTCGTTTTAGCTGCTGATCTCGCGCAGATTGAAGCCCGCATTACGGCATGGCTGGCTGGAGAAAAGGCGCTGGTGCGCGGGTTTGCCGATAAAGAGGATATCTACTCCGCGTTTGCTACGCGTGTGTTCAAAACCGAGACAGTCAAAGATCGTTCTGCCGAGGACAAGCGGCGGCGGTTTGTCGGAAAAACCTGCATCCTCGGTCTCGGGTATGGCATGGGGCCTTCTCGCTTGCAGGCGACGCTACGCAAGGACGGCATGAAGTTTGACCTCTTGCAATGCACTGAGATGGTGAATGTCTATCGCGACACGTACCCGCACATCCCGGCACTCTGGCGCAGGTTCGACCAAGCTCTAGAGACCGTGACACGCTCGAACGCGCAAGCAAAGGTCGGCCCTGTCACTTTGACGAAAGCGGGCATCACTTTGCCTACTGGACTGACCTTGCATTACCCGCAGCTACGCTGGAAACAGTATTCCGTCGGCGAGGAGTCGAAACTCTCCGGCTACGAAGGGTTTGTATACACGTTTTCTGGGAGGGAAGTCCGCACACTCTGGGGCGGCAAAGTTACAGAAAACGTAGTCCAAGCGTTGGCACGCGCATTGATCATGAAATACATGTTGGAGATCTGGCGCGAGCTTGATCTCAAGCCTGTGCTACAACAGCACGACGAGCTTAACTACGTCGTCCCCGAAGCGTATGCTGACCAGTACTCGAAGGACATCGCAGAGATCATGCGGCGTCCTGCAGAGTGGGCAGAGGGTCTGCCCATAGAAGTAGAAGTCAACTACGGCCCCACATTGGGCCATTGCAAATAGGAGATCACATGAATACTCGTGGAACGTTTTTTCTCGTGGGCCTGCTGGCCGCTACTGCGTCGTTCGCGACTGGTAAATCCGAGACCCCCCAAACACCGCCCAGCGCAACCAGCGTTTCCGGTGCCGCATCCGTTGCTGGAGCTGCGGCTGCAGCGGATGCGCAGGCAAGTGCGCTAAACCTGAGCGTGAATCACAACGCGAACGCTAACCACAATGCGGCACTCGCGCAGGGCGGTACGTCGAGTGCTGGCGCGTCCGCATCGAACGGCGGCAACACCCTTACGGTGAACGAAACGCAGGTGCGGAACGCTCCCGCGCTTGGCCAAGGATCGTTTGCAATTCAGGGTTGCGGCGTTGCGGGCAATGTCGGCGGCTCGAACACGAACGGTTCTGGCTTTTTCGGCTTCGGGTTTACGCCTGAGCAGTGTTACGATTTCATGCTCGCGCAGTCTTATCAGGCGCTGGGTGCGTATGCAGCGGCATGCGAGGTGCTGAATAACTCTCGCGCGGGCCGCCGTGCAGCGAAGCGTGGCGTGACATTGCCGGTATGCACGCCCCCGACTCCGCCTGCGGCGGTTGTAACGCCAACCCCCGCACCCCCGGCACTTATCGACATGTCGTCTTACGTGACCCGTGAAGAGTTGCGCGAGCGCGATGATCGGATCGTGCGCACGCTTCGGTCAAAGTAATCAGGTAGAGCTTCAATGAAGTCCCGCGCAATGAACAAGACGACCTGCAACAGCCTCGCGCAATTTCTACGTACACGTCAGCGGCTGATCTGGGATTCAGCATTGCGCGGGACGTTTTGCAAGGGTCGCAACAAACAGAAGCGGCTCGCGAAGGAGCAGGGATGAGCAACACAATCCCGACCTACCGCATCACCGAGCCAGACTTGGCCAAGCTGGAGGCCGCGTTGCCGCGCCTGTGCGAGATGGCTGGCGCGCTGCTCAACCGCCCCGAAGTGCAGGTGCTGTTTGGCGAGTGCAAGGAAATCTTGAGCAACGTACGCTGGGACTACGGCCCACCGACGCAAGTGATACAGATGCCATGCAACCCGACGGAGGGGGAGGAATGAGCAAGCGCAAAAAACTTTCGCCCGTTGAGCGGCTAGTAGGCGGAATGCTTAATTGTATTAGCGCGCAAAGGAATGAAACTGTGGCTACTACACTTGCGTATTTGTGTACTAAGCATGAGATTGGTACTCCTGAAGAACGCCAAAGGATGCTGGTAGTATCACGTAGAAATCAGGAGATTGTTGACAAAGAGAAAGCCAATTACCGCCGCCTCTGCGAGCGCGTGCTGCGGGAAGTGGCGAAGGGGGAGAAGTGAGAGACGCAATCAAACGACTGCGCCAAGCCTCGCAGAACGAGCATACGACGGTTGCTCTTGCAGACGCGCTGCGCTGGAGGGATGCCGAACTCAAAGCTCTCCGCACCCGCGTGAAGGAGTTGCAGCGCGAGAACAGCGACCTGCAATGGCGCATCGCCCGACTGGCGCAAACCGCAGAGGACTTGTACCACCAAGTCAATGAGTGGCGGCGCGTGGCGAAGGGGGAGAAATGACCAAACCAAAGGTCTATTTGAAAGATGTCGTACGCGTGCAAAAAGACATCATCGAGCGCAAGGACTCCGAGATCGACAAACTGCTCGACCGCATCTTGGAGTTGTCGCGCGAGAACACCAACTTGCGATGGCGCATCACCGAACTGGCACAGACCGCAGAGGACTTGCGCCACGAAGTCGATGAGTGGAAGCGAGCGGCGAAGGGGAAGAAATGAGCACTTGGCAGTGTCCAGACTGTGGCAGCATCGGCACTCCGTATGTAGCGGAGATTGATGCTTTGCGCGCCCGCGTGGCCGAGCTGGAGCGCGAGAACGAAAACCTCAGACAAATCCCGTGCTGGGTCGAATCGGAGGACGGCAATCCCGGCTGGGGCAAGACGGCGGACGCAGTTGAAATGCTGGGCAAGGCATACGCGCGGATTGAAAAGCTGGAGAAGATTGAGACGGTTCTGCGCGATCTGCTGGACAACGTCAGCACGCCGACGCTGGACGACCCGAGGCTGGAGTACGTCGAGGTGCAGGTGGACCGGGATGCGCTGGCGCAGGCACGGCTAGCTTTGGTTGAAAAACAAAAGGCAAAAACATCGTGAAACCGTTTGCATGGTCATACTCTGCACTCACGCGTTTTGAGAATTGCCCGAAGCAATACTGGCATCTCAACGTCGAGAAGGACTTCAAAGACTCTGATTCTGAGTTTGCTGCCGAAGGCAAACTGATCCATGACGCAATGTACAAGCGCGTGGTGAAGAACTCCCCCCTGCCCCTTGAGCTGCGTCCCTACGAACCGATCGCAGCAAAGTTTGCAGAAGCAAAGGGCGAGAAGCGTGGAGAAATGAAGCTTGCGCTTAACGAAGCATTGGAACCTGTAGACTTCTTTGCACACGATACGTGGGTGCGCGCTATCGTGGATCTTCTTGTTATAGACGGCGACACCGCGATCATCGTCGATTGGAAAACCGGCAAGCCTAAAGATGACCCTACGCAGATGGCTCTCACCGCTGCCGTTTTATCGCGCTGGATGCCGGAGATCAAGTTCTTCAAGACTGCGTTTGTATTCGTGAAACACCGGAAGATTATCCTGCACGTATTTCAGCTAGAAGATATGCCTGATATATGGGCAGGGCTCTACACTCGAGTAAACAAAATGGTTGCAGCGCGGAAGACCGCGAGCTTCCCGGCGAAGCCTTCTGGCCTGTGCCGGTATTGCCCTGTTACTGACTGCGTACACAACATGAAAGAGTAAGTGTGACGATGGGAGACTTGAACTTTTCTCAGCCGCCATCTATTGCCGTGCGCAGTGAGATAGCTATGTGGCGTCTCAACAAATCGCTAGGCAAAAAAGTCAGAAAAGTAGAAGTTGACTACAGTTTTGAGTACAACGAGCACATCATTAGGGTTTCGTTTTTTAACGGACATATACTTACTTGCCGCGAAAGCGAACTCGACAGTGACGAGTTTCGTGCGCAATGTTTGATGGTCTACGACTTGCTAGGACCGTGATTCGTGACACCTGAAGGCAAAGTCAAAGCTGCTGTGAAAAAACTACTCAAGCAGTACCCGAACGTGTACAGTCACTGGCCTGTGCAAACTGGGTACGGCGCGCCGACGCTCGATTGTGTAGGCTCTATTGCGTCGAGTCTTTATCCTGGGCTCGGTGTCTCTTTTGCCATTGAAACAAAAGCGCCCGGTCAGCACCCGACACCCCGGCAGGAGCTGACCATGCAGAACATGCGCGCCGGTGGCGTTAAAGTGTTCGTGATCGGCGAGGCACAGGATGTAGCTGGGAATTTCACAGGCATGATTGAGTTGGAGCGATGGCTGGATCGACATTGCACGCGCGCGTCTCGCTAAAGCACCGCATGTTTGGCGTGCCGAAAGACCTTCGGCTTGCCAACGTAGTACCCGAAGCAAAGACGGTGGACGGCATGACTGTCGTCCCGCATTCGCTCGACACTACAAGGCTTGCGCGCAACCTTGGCTATAAAGTCGGCGCGCCGATTCAGTACTACTACGACTGGCGCAACAGCACCCCGTTCCGAACGCAGCGGATCACGGCGGGCATGTTGACGATGAACCGCCGCGCATTCGTGCTTTCGGAGATGGGCACCGGCAAAACGCGCGCTACGCTTTTTGCACTCGACTACTTGATGCTGGAAGGCGAGATTCGCTCGGCGTTGATCGTAGCTCCGTTGTCCACACTCTCGATGGTTTGGGATCGGGAAATCTTTGAACACTTTCCGGACCTCAAGACACGTGTTTTGCACGGGTCTCGTGCCAAGCGCCTTGAGCTGTTGTCCGAGCCTGCAAACATCTACATCATCAACCATGACGGCGTTGGTGTGCTGCGAGATGCGCTGATCGCGCGCAAAGATATTGACTGCGTTGTGATCGACGAGATTGCCGCATACCGTAACGCCACGACTGAGCGCTGGAAAGCCATGAACGCGATTCTTGGCGGGCGCAAATACGTGTGGGGGCTGACAGGGTCCCCAACCCCCAACGCGCCAACAGACGCATACGGGCAGGTGAAGCTGCTCATGCCAAACAACGTGCCGCGACATTTCTCGCATTTCCAGAAAGCTACGATGCGCAAGGTGTCGCAATTCACGTGGGTGCCGCGCCCCGATGCCAACAACACTGTGTTCGACCTCATGCAGCCTGCAGTGCGTTTTCGCCGTGATGAATGCGTCGAGCTGCCTCCTGTATCGTTCACGAGCAGGGAAGTCCAGTTTTCGCGTCAACAGGAGGATACGTACACACGACTGATGAAATTGCTGCGACTGCGTTTTGCAGAGGGGGAGGTGACTGCCGCCAATGAGGGCGTGCTTTTCTCGAAGCTGCTGCAGATTTCGTCCGGGTGGGTCTATACATCTACTGGCGATGTGGTAGACCTCAATCCTACTCATCGACTGGCAGAGTTGGAGAGCATTCTCGATGAGTCGATTTCCAAAGTCATTGTGTTTGTCGATTTTGTGCATGCGGCTGAGAAAGTGTTTCAGCATTTGCTTGGCAAGAAGTACTCAGTTGGTTTTGTGACAGGCGAAACCCCTAAATCCCAGCGCGACATTGTTTTCAGAGATTTTCAGCACAGCGATTCTCCAAAGGTTATTGTTGCGCATCCCAAATGTATGAGTCACGGTCTTACACTGACCGCAGCTTCTACAATTGTGTGGTATACGCCTACGACAAGTCTCGAGACTTACGAGCAAGCGTGTGCGCGAATCACACGACCGGGGCAAAATAATAAACAGCTCATCGTACACTTGACAGGGTCTAAGATCGAGGCGAAGCTGTACAAACGCCTGCAAGGCAAAGCGCAGTTGCAGGGGGCATTACTAGAAATGTTCGAGGAGGAATCACAATGAGCGGAACAACTCCCGCCGAAAAAATCGCGCAGTACATCCGCTTGCGCGATCACATAAAGGCGGCGCAAGACGAGTTCGAAGCAAGTTTGGAGCGCCCAAAAGCGGCGATGAAAAAACTCGAGGCGGAGCTACTGGAATTCCTGAATGCCAACGGTAGCGATAACCTTGCTGTGAAAGGTGTCGGCACGGTCTACCGTACCAACCGTACGAGCGCCAGTGTCGAAGACCCTGCCGCGTTCATGGCGTGGGTGCGCGAACACGAGATGTGGGACGCGCTCGATATCAAAGCAAACAAAACGTTTGTCGCTGAGCAGGCAGAAGCTGGTGACCTGCCGCCCGGTGTGAAGTTTTCAGTCACGCAAGCAATCAACATTCGGAGGTCTTGATGTCTGTCCCTGCCACAACTAGCAAAGTGCAGCTGCCTGCTGTTTTTGCCAAGCTCAATCCCCGCGAAGTCATCACCGAGATTACCGGTGGTGTGAATGCTGGGTTTCCGATCATCTCGTTCCGCGGCAAGGTCTGGCGTGTTCGCAAGAGCGGCGAAGAGCATAATTACGTGAACGCGGATGGCGATGCGATGCCGTCTATTGAAGTGGTTCTCGTGCGTTCGAACCCGCATCTGTCGAAGCTGTACTACGAAAAGGGCTACGAAGAGGGCACGAATGAAGCTCCTCGGTGCTGGTCCGCTGACAGCATCAAGCCCGACGCAGCCGTGCCGAGTCCGATTTCAAAGGCTTGTGCTGTTTGCCCGAAGAACCAGTGGGGCAGTGGTAGGCCAACACCGAGCGGCGGCAAGACCCGTGCTTGCGCTGACTCACGCCGCATCGCCGTGGCATTCCGGCATGAGCTGGAGGAGCGCGGCAGCGATGCCACGCTGTTCCTGTTGCGTATCCCTGCGGGGTCTCTGATGAGCCTCAAAGAGTACGCCGAGCGCACGCTCGCGCCGCGGGGGATCTATCCGTTCGCAACGGGTACGAAGATCGGTTTCGATGCTCAGGTGGCGCATCCGAAGCTCACGTTCCGGGCAACTACGTTGCTCGACGAAGATGAAGCCGCCGCTGTATTGGCTCTCCGCGAGAGCGAGATTGCGCACCGCATTCTTGCGGAGGCTGATGAGCTTGCGGCGGCGGGAACTACCGAAGAGGACGGCTCCGGAGCTACGGACGCTGAAACCGATTCGGCTCCCGCTGCCGCAAGTGCTCCGAAGAAAGCCAAGCCGCGCCCTGCTGACGAGGAAGAGATCGAGGACGCGCCCCCGCCGCCCAAGCCGAAGAAGGTCGTGGTCGAGGTCGAGGAAGAGGCTGAGGAAGCGCCTCCGGCACCGAAGGCCAAGCCGAAGAAGGCCGAGGTCGAGGAAGAGGCTGAGGAAGCGCCTCCGGCACCGAAGGCCAAGCCGAAGAAGGCCGTGGTCGAGGTCGAGGAAGAGGCTGAGGAAGCGCCTCCGGCACCGAAGGCCAAGCCGAAGAAGGCCGTGGTCGAGGTCGAGGAGGAAGCTGAGGAAGCGCCTCCGGCACCGAAGGCCAAGCCGAAGAAGGCGACTGCTGCACCCGCTGCGGACTCTGACTTCGATGCCATGCTGGACTCGATCTTGAAGTAACTGCCGGAGGCCGCGCGGGACTGTCAGGCGAGGCCAACGAATTCCCCTCGCTACCGCGCGGTCTCCGACCTCCGGGGGTTGACGGAGTGACTTTGACTGAATTTTTCACGGCAGTCGTACCTGCCGGTCGGATGGTCGTCGCCAAACCGGTACCGACTTCGGCTGGCGGGTTTGCGTTTCAGCACGCCTGTGTACAATCAGTAGCAGACGCGGTCGAGCTGGTCGAGCGCTACGCTCGAGACGGGTACAACGCCTACTTCGCGCTCGCGACTTACAAACAGGGTTTTCACAAGAACGCCGAGGGGAAGAAGGTCCTGCGGGTTCGGAGCAATGTGGCCCAGCTCAAGGCCCTGTGGCTCGATATCGACTTCAAGAGCGGCTACCCCACCGTCAAAGACGTGCTGATCGCCCTGCGGGCTTTCTGCAAGGCCACGAACATGCCCGCGCCAGCCATCCTCGTAGGCTCTGGGAACGGGGTGCACGTCTACTGGCCATTGACCGAGGCTGTGTCGCTGGACCGCTGGGCGAGGCTCTCCGAGGCGCTCAAAGCGGCAGCGAAACAGCACCAGTTAGCCGCCGACCTGGCCTGCACCGCCGACGCCTGCCGGGTGCTGCGCCCTCCGGGCACTTTCAACTTCAAAGACCCCTCAAACCCCAAACCCGTCGAGATTCTGTACACGAGTGGCAAAACCTTTGAGTACGACGATTTAGACGGACCGCTAATGCCGTGGGTGCGGACGTCAAAGCTCGGACCTTCAGCCATCTCTCCAGACGCGATTGCTGAATTATCTGGGGGAGTCGAGCCTCGCAAGAGCGAGCCCAGCCGATTTGACGAGATCATCAAACACTGCGGCGTCGCCAAGCTTCATGCCGAGACCCACGGCAAGGACGCCACAGAGCCCGAGTGGACCGCCATGTTGCAGCTGCTGCGGCACTGCGAAGATGGAGACCTTTGGTTCCACGAAGTCAGCAACGGTCATCCGGGCTACAACCCCCGCAGCACCGAGCTGAAATGGCAGCAGCGCAAGCAGAACACGGCTGGCCCTACCCTCTGCCAGACTTTCGAAGGGTACCAGCCTGCCATTTGTCAGGCGTGCCCGCACTACGGTTTCATCAAGACCCCCCTGCAAGTCGGAGTCGAGAAGGTTGAACCGATCGACGGTTTACCAATCGGGTGGCGCGCGATCGACAACAACGGCGGCATCGAGCGCATGATGATTGTCGATGCAGGTGATGGGAAAACGACGAAGGAATGGGTGAAAGTGTTGCGGCACGTGCCTGTCGCACTGCGCGCAACGCGTTCCGTCGCCACAGGTAAGTACGACATTCAGTTTGACGTCAGTATCAAAAACTCAAGGCCGTGGTCGGTACATCTGCCCGGTTCGTCTCTCGGCAACCCCCGAAAGCTTACGGAACAGCTTGCCGACTGCGGCCTTGTCTTCAAAGGATCTGAATCTAAGAGCTTCCAAGACCTTATGAGCACATGGCTTGAAAAACTGCAAGCGGCCCGTCGCGTTGCCGATGTGACCGAGTATCTCGGATGGCTGGTCGCTGAAGAAGGCGGCGAGCAAAAGATCATCGGCTTCTCGTGCGGCTCTACAACGTTCTACGCTGACGGGCGCGTGCGGAACGACGTTCGCGCTGCACGTGAATTCCGTGAAATTGCCAAAATGTACGAGCCGCGAGGGACTATAGAATCATGGAAGAAGGTGGCCAAGTTCATTGCCGAGCAGAACAATCCAGCGTTTACAGCAATTCTTGCAGCCGCTTTTGGCACGCCATTGCTCAGGTTTACAGGACAGTCGGGAGCGGTACTGTCAATCGTTTCTACTGCCAGTGGTGTAGGCAAGTCGTCAGTGTTGAAAGTCTCACAGGCCGTGTGGGGCGGGAAAGACGCGATCAATTCGGTGGATGACACACCGAAGTCTGTTGCGCGCAAGCTGGGATTCCTGAAGAGCCTCCCTGCCTATTGGGATGAGCTTCGCGGCCGTCAGACGATCGAAGATTTTGCCAAGCTTGCGTTCCAAATCACGCAGGGCAAAGAACGCATGCGGCTTGACTCGAACGCGTCTGTCCGTGAGACCGGTTCATGGGACACGATGATTATCGCGGCGTCCAATGAGTCCATATTCGATGCGATGGCACGTTATGCGCAAGGTACCGATGCTGGTGTGGTGCGTGCTTTCGAGATGACTGTCGAGCCGTTTGCTTCTGATCGCAATCGTGCCGAGATCGCGCTCATGTTCGATCAGATGAGTCACAACTACGGTCACGCTGGGCGCGTATATGCGCAGTACCTTGCGACACACATTGAAGAAATCGAACAGCAGGTCAACAGTACATTCGTTCAGCTCGCAAGGGTCGCCAACATGCAGGCGGCAGAGCGGTACTGGTTTGCAGCGATGACTGTGCTGATTGTCGGCGCGAAGCTTGCAAACAGGCTTGAGCTTACTTCGATCGACGTCCGGTCGATGACGTCGTTCTTGCTCAAGAACCTGAACAGGCTGCGTGGGCGCACGACGGGAGTGCGCGCGTTGCTCGAATCGACGGAAGTTCTGGCGGCGTTTCTGCAGACCTATCAAGACCGCGCGCTGCATGTCGACAAGTTCCCACGCCCGAAGCAGAAGATGGAGACGTACATCCCGGATATCACGGGCGGCGCGCCGAAGTCAGACAAGCTGGCCTACGTGTTCAGTCGCGAAGACAAGTTGCTGCGGATACCGCAACAGGAGATCCGCCGTTGGCTTGATTTCCGCGGCATGCCGGTATACTCAACACTGCAGCGGATGAAGAGTGAGCTCGGGATGACCGAGGTGCGTGTACGACTCGGTGCCGGAACAAAGTGGGAGCTGCCTCCACAGCGCTGCTACGAGGTACCCACCGAGAAACTCGATGAGTACCTCAACGGCAGCGAAATCATATCGGACGATTTTTTGCGTCCCGACGATAGCCCCGATTCTCAGCCCGAGACAGAACCCTGAGATTGTCTTTCGAGTTGTTGCCGCCACGGGATAGCGGCTTCTTGTGGTCGACGTCTTTACCGTCGCCCTTGCGGACAAGCCCCTTCTTTTCCATCTCCCGCCGCGCCTGATTGCGCATCGAGCGCTCACGGCGGGCTTCGGGGCTTGCGTGGTAGCGCTCGTAGTACTCGCGCGTCGACTCACGCGTTGGGCTTGCCACTGAATTTCTCCTTCACGAGTGCGTAAATCTTCTGGATCAGCGGCAGAACGTAAGCATGCCCGACCGCACCAACAACAACACCCACTGCAAATTCAATCATAAAATGCTCCTAAGCCAGTTCCAAACACGTTTGAGGAAACGCCTTATTCGATTGCCCCATCCGTCGGCGCTTCCGGAGGGGACAGATCGAAAGTTTGATTGTCGATCTCCAGAAAGTCCGACTCGTTGCCACGTCCATCGACTGCCGTGACATGCACATCATACCGCCCTTCGAGCCCGTCGAATTGCGGAATGTTGGCAGTGGGGTAGCGGACATATCCGTCAGCGTCAGGAGCGCGGACGGCCACGTCATTGTATGGCGTGTCGTACGCCGCTACGGTGTTTGCCCCACGTACGCGGAACCGATACGCCACGACATCGGGGGATGTCGATGGGCGGAACCGCACCACAATTTCCTTTATTCGTGCCATATCTACCTCCTATCTTCGATTGCACCATCACTTGGGGCCTCGATTGCACCGTCAGTAGGTGCCCTCGGACGGATAAACTTACACGCTTGATTACTTGGTGCAGATTCACCACGAATCGTGTTTGCCGTCACAAAATAGCACTGGTTACCACTGGGCTGCAGGACGAGTTTCGCACGCAAAGCCTGAGTTGTGAGCAGCAACGTTGGAGTGGTTCCAGCCCTGTACACACGATAAGTGATCGGGATGTCGATTGGCGAATTGTCGGTATTTTGCGTCGGCGCAGCCCACGACAAGCAAACTTCGTCAGACGCAGATACGCACGGTTGTTGCGCTAGTGCAAGGGGGCCGTAGAGTGCAGCGGTAGCTGCAAGAACGCTTCCCACTCTGGAATAGTGCATTCGACTGTCTCTGGTTCGCTGTACTCTGGATTCGCTTCTACAAACATTCGCGCTTGCACATGCTCCACAAACACCACCACGTTACCTTCGTTATTTCGGCAGCGCCACAGCTGCACCGTAGCTGGTTTGGTCACGGTCACTCCACTGCGTAAGGTTCTGCTTCTTCGGCATAGCGTACCTTAGACCCACGCAGGTCCGCACCATACCGCGCAATATTACGATCGCGAGTCATGGCATTGGCGCGGCTGCGCATCAAGTCAGCGTACGTGATCGGGATGCCGCCCGTGCGACGCATGCGCTGGTTATGCTCGAGTATCATCTCGCGCACTTCTTGACGCTCTTCTGGAGTCTTAGCTTTTACAAACATACGACGCAGCAAAGCGACAGCCTCTTCATCAGTCATCTTGCGAGTTTCGATCGCCGAGCGTGCAGCGTACATTTCGTTGATCGAAGTCGGCTGGAACCCCAGCGATTTGAGGAAAAGGGCTCCTGGACTGATATCGCTCTCTTCGATAAGCGTGGCTCCATAGTTTGAAACCAGCCCTTCATCGGCAAACCGTTTGACTTGCATGAAGTCTTTCACCATTTTGGGCATGATGCGCTCGACTCCGCGCCACCACTCGCCTTTACCGAAGTCGCTAATAGCCGTATACGCATTCGACCCAATGCCCACCAGCGGACCGCCGAAAGATATGGCAAGAGACCCAAGGAATGTATTTGCCGTCTCCGGTTTGAGGTCGATGAAATAAAGCGTGCCCAGAGACATGCGGTCTGATACATCAGCACCAAGCGCGGCAGGGATGCCTTTAGAGAGCAGCAGCCCACCATCCGTGCCGAACAACTCCGCTGCCATTTCACGGAACGTCTTGTCGTAAGTCTCACCCGAAAGCACATCCTGCCAGCGGTCGTCATCGTCGTTAAACGCAGCGAACATGAGCCCGAGCGCCCACTTGATCGGCTGCAGCGTGACTCCGATAGCTCCTGCAACAGCTAAGTGCGTTATGAATAGGCCCGCCAATGTCTCTATGGCCATTTGACGAGACAGCCCACCAGTCCGTACCGCCCTCAAAAACTCGCTGACCATCAGCGCGTACATGTGCTGCGGGTACTGCATGAACTGGAACAGCAGAGGTCCCAGTGAACCGAGCGGCCCGGTCTGCTGGAACAGCCGCGGCTTGTTGGCACCTGAGTAGTTGAATTGCGTGAGCGAAACGGCCTGCTTGGCAAACTCGACCGACTTTTTGTGATCGAGATTTGTCGTACGCGCAACATCGTAAGCCGCAATTGCTGAGACGATGCGATTGTTGACCTCAGTCAAGTGCGCCATGATGCGAGAGGCGTCCATTACCCTAGACATGCGCTTGTTAGCTGTGCCTTTAGCCATTTCGCGCAGCTCAGCAACAAACGACAAGTCGATGATCGACTGCCGCTGCAGCTGTTGAAGCATGTCGAGGTAATCAGGGGCCATCTTGCCGCCGCGTTCCTTGATGTGCTTCTTGACTTGATCAAGTACGCTGAACGCGTCTTCTGCAGCAACCTTGTTGATCAGCGCCTTTACACCACCCCACGAGTTCACAGCTTCAGTCAAGAGCGGCGACGCGATCAGCTTTTGCGCGTTCGCAAGTGCCGCAGCAGCTTTTCCGTAACCGGCCCGAGCCCCCAACCACGGCAGAGTGACGAGGTACGGCTGTGACGCATTGATGAGCCAGTAGGACGGCGAAGTCAGGAGCATGAAGTGCGCCAAAGACGTGCCGCGCTGAACGAACTTTGTGAACTCTGTAGGATCTGCCGTAGCGTCGTCGCGAAGACTGATCTCGCGGACGATCTGGCCCATGCGAACTGCTGAAATCTCGGATTCATCCGTGTGCTCACGGACCATCCGCTTCATTTGCGCGCGAGCTTCAGCCATCCGCCAGCCGTGTTTGAGCTGCGCCGTGTAGTACGCAGACGCTTTTGAGTAGCTTGCAAACGCGCGGTGCTGATCCTGCGGGTTAGTGCCACGGCGTTTTTTACGCTTGATCTCGTGCTTGCGGAAAGACCCCTCTGCAAGTGAACGAAGATAAAAATGCTTGATCGCAGCTTGCGCCGCTTTGTTACCTTGAAGCTTGCTCAACAGCGTCGCTAGGCTAGCGTCGCCAGAAATTACATCTTCGCGAGAGACAAAATCAGAGCGAAGACGGACGATTACAGGCACACCGTACCGTTCTTCTAACTCCTTTTTAGCCTGCTCGGCTGCAGTACGTGTCTCGTGGAGTTGGTACTCTTTCTCAGTAACGACTACCGTCGTATCGCCTTCGATTACTGCTTCAAGGGTCGGATCGCTAGCCAGCACGCTATTACGGTATTCGCGCGCAGCTTTTTTGTCGGCAAAGCTGCGACGCGATATTTCGCGCTCTGCGTAAACTGAGTAATCTCCGAAACGCGACAACGGGAAGTACGGACCACGGTACTGCCCCGGAATCGCTGCAAGTTTTACGATCGTGCTGATCTCAGCGTCAGTCAGAATTTCTTCCGAAAACTCGTTACGTAGACCTTTCTTCGTATTCAGCTTGAGTTCTAGCACCGACTGTTCGTTGTACTTGGCGTCGAACTCTTTCTGTGACAGACCGCCTTCAGTGTTGACGACAATTGCACGAATAGCGTTGAGCGTCTGAAGCGCAATCTCACGCTTCAGCGACGTGCGGTAAAAGTCACGAACCTTTTTGTACAACGTTTGCGCTTCAAGATCTAGCGCTTCGAACCGCCGCTTCAGCTCTGCATGCTTCGCTTTGGCTTCATCAAGCTCCAGATGCTCATTGTCGACATGATCGATCGGCAGGTCTGGATGTGCCTGCGCAATCGTCGACTCTTGCATGATGGAAGCCATCTCGGCAGCAGCTTCGGGTTTGGTCTCCGATAGCTTTGTCCAATCCCGAGAATACCGGTCAGCGTCTTCCATCAACTCAGAATTCATCGCATTGCGTTCAGAGAACGCACGGATGTACTCGTTGAGCGGGTTGCGGATTACCGGGGTATCACCGTCCCGCTGGAAGTACCGACCAAAGAAATCGCGGATTTGCTCCATAGTCATGACCGCCAACACACCTGTCGATGCGCTGTCGGCTGACTCATTTACGCGTGCGCGGAGCCGATCACGAACTTCTTTTGTCTGTTGCAGACGCGTAAAGACATCGTTAATTTTGTTCCGCGTGCCAGCGTCGAGCATCGGCAACTGCGGAATATCGCGGTTCGTGACGTCGACACCTTTGAAAAGCATGTCCGTAGTCATCAAGACCGCGTCCAGAAGGTTCTCGATCTTCGGCGTATCCGGCATTCCGATAATACGGCGAACAAAATCAATAAACCGCTGCCACATGGTCTTGGTGGCATCGATCTTGATTTCAGCAAGCTTCTGTTGAAACTCTGGGTTCGTAAACGCTTCTGAAACGAACTCGAACTCGTTCTCAAGACCGTACCACTTGCGGTCGCCCTGATTCCTAAGTTCTGCCCGCGCAGCCTGCAAGAGCCCGCGCATCAGGAACCTGACCTCACGGCTGTCGAGCATCGCGCCAGTCGTAGCGGCATGTACGGCTTCGTGAAGAACGACGTGTGCAATACGCTGGTTTGCGGCATCGAGTCCAGACTGAGTGCGCAGCGCGTCGAAGTAGGCACGGTTCAACACGATCCGCATCCGCTGCCCGGTGAGGAACTTGCCGAGCGGGACCTTCTCCAGCTTTGCCGGGTCGCCGAGCGGCTTGCCGTAATCCCACGACACGTCAACCTGCATGTTCAGGTCAAGTATCCGCTGGGCAACTTGAGCGAATCCCGAGTTGCTCGGAAGTCCGCGCCACAAAGCAATCAGCGCCGAGTTTAGGTCTGTAAGGCCTTCGGCTTCATCCATGAGCGTGGAAAAGTTGCGCCCTGCTTCGGCGTACTGTTCCCAAGTACCGCCTTCCTCAAGATAGAACAGCCCGTCGTTAGCGCGATTTTTCGCCCGCTCAAACTCAGCAATTAGCTTGTTTTGACGGCGAGTCTCAGCAGAACGGTTAGGCTTGTTTTCACGAACTTGCCGCCTCTTTGCTTCGACAAGATCCTTAAACGGCTTGTACTTTGCCAAATCTTCACTGGGCAACATGCGCTCGCGGTACATCTCAAGCATGGCTTTGATGCCATCAGACTTGGAGATTTTCTTGGCGAGGATGCGCGGACCGATCGGACGGATTGTTTTCGTGCCGTCCGGCATGAAAACTTTCCAACGTTTGAGCGCGTCGTTAATCGGCATTGCAAGCCCAGCGTCTTCAAGCGCTGCAAAAAACCGCTCTTCGGCAACGACAATGTCTGCAACCGAAGCACCGTGACGAGTGATCTGCTCACGCAGTTTTGCAGCTGCGTCATTGCGCAACTGCATCGTGGCGATACGTTCAAGTGCTGCGTCAGTGATCTGAAATTTGTCAAACTGATCACGGTACTTGATCGCAGACTTCATGTCCTTGAGGTACTGCGCCATTATCGCTTGCTTCGATCCTTCGCGCTCTTGCCGCAAAACGTCCGGAATATCCACATCTGTGTTGCGTTCGCCAAACCGGCGATTAAACCGGCGAAGCAGCAGAACCTCAGTTGGAAGCGCTCCGTTTTCAGACAGGCTAAAACCACCTTCATCGGTGCGCTTGAACCCCATTTCACTGAACCACTGCGACAGCGACCTCCACGCAGCAGAGTCTCCAGAGGCTTTCATCTTTTCCAAAGCAAGACTGGCGCGCACTGCCATAGCCTTTGTCGGGCCGCCAACATATACCGCGCCACGCTTCACGCGTGACGTACCGTCAGACATGACGTACTCGACAAGCGCCCGCATGAAAGGCGCGATCTCATTCTCGTACAGACTGTTGTTACGAAGTTGCTGATCGATAGTTGCTGCGCGCTTGACTTTTTGTATCTGCGCTTTGGTGATTTTGGCGCGAGTCTCAGGCACCCTGAGCGAGCCGAGAACTGTGGGATCAGTACGCGCAGCAGAAATGGTAGCTTCACGTTCTTCAGTGCGACCAAGCGTTGCTAGCTCGCTGACCAGATTTTGCGGACTCAACTTGCCAAGATTTTCAGCAGTCTTGTTGGCAATTTTTAGTGCGTTACGAAAGTCGATAGATAGTCCTTGCAACTTCGACAAAGCACGAAGGTACTGCGTGAACGCGGCGAGATACCAACGAGCGTAAAGAAAATCTTTGGCAGTGTCAGTCAGCTTACCGTTTTTCGTTTCTGTGCGGATCGACTCAAACACCGGGTTTGTCCGATCTGACATACGCCTGTACAGCGCTTCAAGTTCGTCAGCTAGTGTGGCTGCACGTTGTTTTGCTTCTGCAATTTGCCGTGCAGTTTCTGCACGCGTTTCAACGCTGGACTCTGAAAGCCTCTGAGATTCCTTGACCGCCGACAAAACGTTCGTATCGAACACTGCGCCCTGAGCAAGCCCTTTGCCGCTACGACTACGCAAGCGGCGCAGCTTGAGCGCATCTGCCATACGAGTAAGCCCGATACCTTTTGCTGTCCCGTATTTGCGAGCTGCTAGCAATACGCGAAGGCGGTTAATCAGCTTGCGCTTCGAGGAGTCGTTTTTGCCCATCGCTTCGATGAGCTCATCTGCAGTACGGCCCTTGACTCGGAATACAGTGCCTTCATCTCCGTCAAAAGGAACTGCTTCGTCGCCGAGTGTATTGTCGTCTTTTTTAGGCCTCGCTTTGAACATGCCCGCCAGCTGGTTAGCGGCGCGCACGAACATGGCGTCCAGCTCATCACCTTCAAGCTTGGAGATGCTGTCAAACGTCAAGTCGTCCGGAATGGGCGGCAAGGCGCGAAACGGCTCTACGCGATCGCTCAATTCCCGTTGAGTGCGCTCGACGCGCGCAACAGTCTCGGGGCTGACACGCCGCGCAACCCGCACGATTTTCTCTTCCGGCGTAGTGCTGGGGTTGAGCTTCATGAACGCAACGAGCTGCTGACGTGCAGCTTCAGCGGCATCATCGGCTTCCCGCTTTGCCTCAGCAGTCTGCGCCATAGCAGCACGGGTCTGCGCTGTGACGTACTTATCCCACAGGTATGCGTAACGCTCGTTAAGCGTGTCGTTGGCGAACTTGCGGTTTTTCGGCAGATCGAATCCGTCGATTTGCGCTTCACGAGACTGGTTGCGCCGAATCTCGGCATAGCTCAGCAACTTTGTGGCTGCGCCTTCCGGCGTCACCGTCGTCAAACGTCCGGCAGTACGCTCTGCAGTATCGGCTTCAGTCCCGCCGCCAAGCTCCTCCTCCACCGCAGTGCGCACCGCTTCAGTCGTCTGACGACGGCTTTTGGCCTCATCTGCTGCGCGCTTGTCGCGAGCGACCAAGGAAGCACGACGACGCATTGCGTCGCGAAGCGAGAGCACGACGCCGGTACGATCACCGGTCGTGAACTCTTTCCGAAGCCGCTCGGCTTGTTCAGGAGTGGCTACCAGCGACTCACGGACTACGCGATCTTTGGAGTCACGCTGCTGAACGACAATATCGCTGCCGAGCGGTTTCTCGATGCCTGCACCAGTGATATACCCGAGCAGCTGCTCCATACCTTCCGGAGGAAGAGATTTGCGCAGCTCAAGTAGCTCTTTAGCAGTCTCGGCATCCTTTGCGTAGACCACTCCGCCTTTGCCATCAAAATTAGGCAATGGCACGCCAACACCACGCACACGTTCAAACATGCCGGAACGGCGAAGCGACTCGATGTTGGCTCGCGAGAGGTACACGCCCTTGCGTTGGCTGTCGGGGCGCTGCATGTCTTCCAACTGCGCTTCGATATCAGCAAGCGGCTCTGCAGACGGCTCTTCGCCGGCAAATGTCTGGCGAGTGATCGGAGTAAAAGACTCCTCCACGTCACGCTGGCCGTAGCGGCGCTCCACGCGAACAGAAGCTTCGGGGTACCGTTCTGCAAACTTGTCTGCAACGGCGTTGGCTTCCTCTGCCGAAGGATTCAATACGCGCGCAATAGGCCGCCCGCCTTCGTCGTACGCCACAGTCTCGAACCCGAGCAGCTCCCGCCGCCCGACTCCGCGCACGCCGGTGCGGATCATTTCGGTTGAAGAGCCGACTCCGGGCTCAGGCTCGAACAGGTCAAGCTGCGCCTCATCCCGCACCATGCCCTTCGTGAGTTCTGCGCGTTCCTGCTGCTCGCCCAGAAGCTCGTTCTGACGCTTCTGCAGCGCGCGATACCGAAGCCGTTCCGCGCGATTTTTGGCGCGAGGACCGGGGACGGGGAGCATCATCGCCTCTTCCGTCGTAACCGGCACTTCCGCGCTATACGGATACCACTCTGCTTCGTTGGCTTTGGCCTGCTCCGAGGTCGGCTCAGGAAATGGAACCGCTTCTCCGAGAACGGATTCTTGTCCGGGGGCAGGGAACATCTCCCCCTGCCCGGTATAGGGGTTAAACCGGGTAGGCTGGACCTCGGACGGAGCCAGATCGAGAGTCCTTTGAAGCATGCCCGGAGGCGGCGGAGGTGGCGGGGGCGAGGGTTCCGGGAACCGGACCGCCTCGCCCAGAACGGACTCTTGCCCGGTCGGAGGGAACAGTTCCCCCTGTCCGGTGTAGGGGTCGAACCGGGTGGGCCGAAGCTCGGCCTCGGCTTTGGACGCCTCCTCACTGGCTTTCAGAGCCGCCCGGATGTCCTCTGGAACGTCCGCAGGCGGCTCTGGAGAGGCGCTGGGGGCGGGGGGTGGCATAGGTAGGGGGTCGCTCCCCCGTCGACCGAACGCAGCGCCTACGCCGCCACCGATCAGGCCTCCGACCGCACCCCCCTGCACCATCGACTCCAGAACGCCTTCGTTCCAGACCCGGCCGTTGTCGTAAATCTGGGCGGCAATGTTCTGGGCGATCTGCTCGGCCCCTGACTGACTACTTTCCTGCGGGGCTTCAGCGGCAAAGCCGGTCGCGAACCGCTTACCGATGCCGCCACCCTTCGTGAACACAGGCTCGAGGAACTTGCCAGTCGTACGGCTGATCAGACCGACAACCGCGCCACCTACCACCGGTGCGTAGCCCTGCGCTTCCCGAATGAGCTGCTGGCGAGCCGCAGCATCACCAAGCTGGGTACGCAGTTCACGGTAGCGGGGGGCCTCCATAAGCTCCTGCTCAGGAGCCTTCTCGATCTCATCAGCGATGTTGGCGGCGATGCTGCCAAGCGACATCAACGCCTCTGACGCGCCGAGATAAACCAAGGCACCGGGTGCCATACCGGCACGGAAGGCAACAACTACGGGAAGGAGTGTCGCAACTGACGGCGGAATCGCTTGCGCCGCCTGCAGGGAGAGCGAAGAGATGAACTCGCCTACATCCCCTTGCCAGATCGTCTTGTTTGGATCGAGGGTCGTCCATTCGCGCGCCATACGGGCCTGCGCTTCGGGCGACATCGAAGACACAAATTCCTGCGCCGTCTCGGCAGAAGCACGACGACCGCGCGCAAACGTCTGCGCGAGGTCTGCAGCGCCTTGCTCGAAAGGTGTCTCGCCTTTCCCAGCCAGCCTACGCGCAATGTACTCACCCGCGCCCGAAACCATCGACCCGACGCCCGCAATGCCTGCACCTAGTGCGCGGCCATAGTCAGCAAACT